GGACCCACTGCGCGATCGAGGTTGCCAAGCCACGCAGTCCCGACAGCACGGGATTTGCCATTCCGATGAACGGCTGGATCAGCGAGGCGCCGAGATCTTTGGTTTGCTCGCCCAACGTCGTGACGTTGGCATTGAGCGTTTCCATCAACAGGGAATACGCCTCGTCGTAATCCTTGGTTTGCTCGATAAAATGCCGGCGCTTCTCCATCTGCTGGCTTTGAATCGCCATGATCTGCGCCATCTGGCGCGAGGTGCGATTCTCATAGAGCGGACCAAGCTGCTGAACGAGCTTGGCGTGGTCTTCTTCCTGGTTGGGGTCGATGCCTTTGCTGCGCAGCCAAGGCAGAATGTATTTGTCGGACCACGCCTTTGGATTTTGAGAGGCCAGAAGCCCATCAACCGGCTTGCCATCCGAACCGAGTAGGCCGGCATTTTTCCACGCTCCGCGCGCCTGCTTGCTCATCCGGCCAAGCGCGGTCGTAGTGACCCACGACTCGAGCGGATTACCGGCAGCGCCGCCCTGGCCGCCGCCCCTGCCCTTCATCATTTCTTGGTTGAGTTCGGGCAGGTAGAAATCGACAAACTCACGGTTGACGCCGTGCAGGCCGGAGCGGAAATACTTCAATGAACTAAAGGTGAGCGACGGAGAAACCAGCCCGGCGGACGCGATCGCCTGCTTCACCGAGATATTGACGAAGTGCTTCATCGCATCGTCGTCGGTGATGTAGGACTTCATTTCGGCAGATTTGGTCAACTCCATCATCTGCGAATGAAAGTTTTTCGCGCCGTCTTCGCCAAGCGAGGTCGCCGAGATGACCGCATCGGCTTTGGCGAGCATCTGATAAAACTTGATCGCCTTGTCGAGGTCGCCGGTGGCGAACGTCACCTCACGCAGGCCGTGCAGAGCCTTTGCCTCGGTGAATTGGGGAATGTCCTTGGCAACGCCGCGCGCGGCGGCCTTCATCCGCTCCTGGTCGACTTTGGAATAGCCGCCGATCTCGAGCAGCGCCCGCTCCATGTCGAGGCTGCCGGCGGCTTCGACCGCCTTGTGGGCGCCGCTGCGCAAATGCGGGTGGCCATAGCCGTAGCCAAGGCCCATGCCGCCGAGCGGCGTGCGCGAATTGTGGCCCGCGACCATCTGGCGCTGGAGCCGCGCCATCTCCCGCAGATTACGCACGTCGGCGGAGAACATGCCGCGGCCGGCGCCGAACTCACGCGACATGCCCTTGGCCGACGACATCGCGTTGCGAAACGCGCTCGAGAACGCATTGACGTCGGATTGCAGGCCGCGCATCACCCCGCGGGCCGAACCAAGATCCTTGGTCAGTCCGTTGGCGACCGAGATCCCGCTGAGCTTCTTCGCCTCGGCATGAATCTGGCGAAGCGAGGCCACCACCTGCTTGGCCGGACCGGTAATGCCGTCATGCAGCCGCAGCGAAACGCGGACGTCCATGTTCGACATTGCCGGTATCCTTGAAGGCTATTACGAGTTCACGCGCTTTTCCGCCTCGAAGATGTCTTTGGCGACATCGACGTAAAACGAGAACTCATCGATGGTGAGATCCAGAACGTCGGCTTGCGTCCAGCTCCAGCGCTCGTAGAGCCATACTGCGGAGGCCCGCCAGGTCTGGATTACTTCTCGATGAGCTTCGTAAAACCCGAGACCCACTCCTTGATCTTGGAAAAGTCGTCGAGATCGAGCTCCTCGATCGCTCCCGGCGGCACCTGTGAAAGCTGCGCGATGAACTCGGCCATCGCCCCGACCGGGTCGGCCTCCGCCTTGTCGGACAGGATGCGAGTATCTTTGAGCTTGGGCCGGCGCAGCGTCAGTTTGTCGTATTTCACCCCGCCGTGGTCAAACGGGGCGACCAGTGAAAAGACCTTGGGAGCGACGTCCGGATTGGCTTTGGTCATTCTTGTCCTTTATCGAAAACTTAGTTGAGGCCGAGGAAGCGCCGCGCCGCGGTGTCCTTGTCGACACCGTTGACGATGAACTTCTTGTTGAGGGCATCGATTTCCAGAATGGTCTGGTTGCCGATGACGTGTTTCAGGTAATTGAGCGACAGCATGCCCTTGACGGTGTTCTTGCTGCCCGGCTTGATGGTGCCGGGATCGAACTCGCAGATGATGCCGTGGGTCTCGAGCTGCATGCCCTTCTCGCTGCCGTCGTAATTGACGAGGTGACCGAACACCTTGAAGATTTTTTTCTCGTTCGGCGCGAGACCATAGCGGCTCAGGACGTAGGGCGAGTGACAGGTCAGCGTGAAACTCATGGTGAGTTTCTCGTGGCCGAGCGTCACGTCGACGGGGAGATCCATACCGCCGCCGCGGTATTCTTCGACCTTCCATTTCAGCTTCGGAAGCTCGATCTCTTCGACATCGCCGGAGAACAGTTGGCCGTCGATGAACAGCGTAAAGTCGCGGAAAATTTCTTTCAGATTCGACATCTGCCTGCCTCAAAGGTTTAGGGCCGCCTTTGCCGGGCGGCCCTTGGGTGTTGCTGGGTTGATGGTGCGATTTAGGCTGCGTTGCGAACGAAGTTGTCGAGCAGCTCTTGGTAATAGCCACTATTTCTGTGCGCGCGGAAGGTAAGCCGCTCCAACGGAGCCGGCGGCTCGATGTCGAAGTCGATGGTCAACTTGCCGTCCTGGAGATCCTGGACCGGGTTGAGGGTCGGATCGAGCCAGGCGCGACCATCGATGATGGCGCCGAGCGCCGCCAGCTTGCGCAGGTAGGCGTTGACCGAGCCAGAGATCCAGTCGAGCAGACCGAGATTGATCGGCTTATCGACCGCTTCCCGCATGGCGAGCTCGATCGAGTCGTACACCATATCGGCAGTGCGCCGAACCGAGACGAACTTCCACAGCGCCTTCGAGGTCGGCGAGCGCACTCCCATGACGCGGAAGCCATCGTCGTGAACCACCACGGCGATGCCTTGCGAATTGAGGAGTTGGCCCTCGACGGTCGAGGAGAAGTAGGACCAGTCGATGACGCGGTTGACGCCGATCACGCCGTTGAGCGACTGGTTCGAAGCCGAATACCAGAAGCCGAAGTTCTCATCCATGTAAGCCTGCTTGCCGGCGAGGCGGCCGGCGACAGGCTGCACCACTGGACCGTCAGCGATGACGTCCCACACCTGGACTCCGCCTTCGACCAGCCAGAGCCGGTCGGTGTCGAAGTCGCCGCGATAGGCGATGGCGTCTTCGTAGGAGGTGCCCGGGGTGTCGGCGATGATGATGGCGCGCATGTCTTCGGCCAAACCGATCAGTTCGGCAACCACCGGGTTGGCAACGGTGCCGAGCGTGGCGGTTGCAGTCGCACCCGAGCCCCCGAGGCCGCCCGCCAGAGTAGCGGCACCCCACGAGCCCAACGCCACCGCATCGGTCACTGCCTTGGCATTACCGGCGAGGCCGGCAACCTTGGCGGTGACGATGAAGGTGGTGTCGACGCCGGCCGAAGCCGTAACCGTGGCGTGGACCAAAGTGCCGACGCCATAAGCTGTGCCAGACCCCGCACCAGCGTTGATGGCGGCGATGAGATTGAGGATGGTGGCGTCCGCATCGGCGCCGAGCAGCACTTCGTTGACGGCGTCGACATCCGCGGTGATGGTATAGACGCGCCCGTCAATGGTGACGGTCTCGCCTTCCGCGGCATTGCCGGTGAAGGTGAAGGTCTGCTTCGCGGCCACGGCATCAGGATCGGTGATGGTGATCGGCGCGGAGGTGTATTGAAAGCCGGGCTTTTTCACCAGGACCGAGGTCAAGACCCCGCCGCCGATGACCGGCTTGAGCGCCGCCGCGGTGCCGTCGCCGGCAACCGTCGCCACCGTGTTCGCGCCATAGTTGGCGCCAGCGGTATTGAGCGCGACGCTGACAATGCCGGTGGTGACGCGCTGCGCGGTATAGCCAGGCGCGATCAGGATCTTCGGCACCAGCCGGAGCATCGGCTGGGCCTTCTTGAAGGCGTGGACGCCGGTGAGTTGGGTTACATCGCCGACGAAATTGGACAGCGTGCCGTTCAGGTCGACGTCTTCTTCGACCCGCACAACGATCACGTCGGCGCCGAACTGGTCGAAGATCGCGTCGATCGCGGGTTTCAGCGTGCCGGTGTTGCCGAGCTCGACCGCCTGGCGGGGATTGCCGGCGATCAAGACTGGCGTATCCAGCGGGAACAAAATGACGTCGGCGTCCGGCGCAGTGCCGATCAGGCCGATGACATTCGACTGCCCCGTTTCGATCGGACGAATGCCGTCGTCAACCTCGACCGTCTGAATGCCGTGGCGATATTCGGTAACCATTGTTTTCAACCTCCAAAATGCAAAACGCCGCCCTGGCCGGACGGCGCTTTGTTGATCGTTGTTGTGGGAGCCGGAGCAGCCCCGGCCAAGCTTTGAGTTTTAGAATAGCGACGAGCGCGGAGATTTCATTCGTTACGAAGCAAATACCGCCTCGACCTGTGCTTGTGTCGTGATGGTGCCGGCCTCGATTTCGTCGCACGCTTCGCTTTCGCGCGCGTAGGCGTCCTGCACATGCGAGACGATGAGGCCATAGACCGCTGTCACGAGCGACGCATCGGCGTCGACAAACCCGCCTTCGGTCTTGAACTTGACCGTGCCGGTGAGTGTGCCGTTATCGAACGCAGTCTTTGCCGAAGATATTTTGGTCTGCGCGGCCGTGTCGGTTGCAATCCTGGCCGCGCCGAACGGAACGGCTGGCAGCGTCATGCCGCCCTGCTCGAAGGTCCAACGACATGAAGCCGCGAGGGCTTTGAGCGTCGGCTTGTCGAGCGTGAGCGATGGTTCGTAAAAATCCAAGCCGTCGTAGAGCCAATCAATTCCAACCTCGTCAGGCGCTTCGACAACGGGGGCAAGGTGCGCGCACGCCGCTTCGCTTTCGGCCTCGACGACATTGACGACGATAAAGGGATGCCCGGCTGATTGCGGGGCATCGCGCCAAACTGCAAAGCGGGCCATTAGACGTTCCCCCAAATGTCGACCTGGCCGCGGGCGCCACCGCCCGATGTACCGCTCTTTGTGCCACCGCCGCCCCCGCTTGGAGCCGTTCCGGTTACGGCCGTGCCAGCGCTGCTACCGTCACCGCCAGCGCCGGCGAATAGAGACGTGCCGCCAACACCAAAGGCCCCGCTCGACGCGCCACCGCCAGCGCCGCCGCCATAGATTGACTTGCCGCCGGCGCCCGCTACGCCCCCAGACGTTCCGCCGCCGCCGCCGCCGCCGCCGAAAATCGATTTACCGCCAGCGCCTCCGGCCGTGTTTCCTCCGCCACCGCCGCCGAAATTACTGTCGCCGCCTGGGCTGCTGTTTCCACCGCCAACGGGTTCGCCGCCGTTGGCGGCCCCGGCCGTAAAGATGCCGCCACCGCCACCGGCGCTACCTGTGGCCAAACCTTGTCCGCCGCCTTTGGCGACGACAAGAGAACCGAACGAGCTTTGATTTCCGTTTATTCCAGCCACATCCGTGCTCACTCCTGCAACCGCAGCGCCAACCGTAATGTCCTCGGTTGTCCCGATTGCGGACGCTGGCAATACAAACGGATGAGCAGCTCCACCTCCACCACCACCGCCGCCGTTCGTTGTGCTGCGACTGCCGGAAGCGCCACCGCCGCGAACGATGCCCTGGAAAGTGATGTAGCCTGGCGGTTTCGTGAAACCAGCGGCGGCCGTCGCGGTAAAAGTTTTCAGGAACGGCTTGAGGACGACGCTTTTAAAATTCGACCCGTCGCAAGTGACGAGCCGCATTTCGCCGGGATACATGATGAAGGTCGCAAGACCGTCAATCGTTTCCGAGCTATTTGGGTCGAGCGTAACGTCGCCCGATCCTGAATTGTAGAGATAGCACCACCATTTGCTTCCGAGTGTCGCTGCGGCGGTAAAGGTTTGCGTGAAGGTGTTGGCGGTAAATTCGATCAACTGGCGTTTGTCGGCAGCGCCGAGGATTGTGTTCGCTGTCCTGGCGCTGCGCTGTGTGGCCGCAAGCGCGGCGATCGCCTGCGCCGCGCGGAGCGGCGTTATCAGTTTGGTCGCATCGGTTCCAGCTTCGGCCTCAGCCTGGGTTGCGAGACGAATATCAACGCCCTGCTTGTGACGCAGCGGCGTCATTGCCTTGTCGTTGGCGGTGCCGGCTTCGGCTTCCGCTTGCGAGGCAACCGCAACGTCGATGGTGCGGTTTGCGGAAAAATCGCCGCCGCCAGTGGCGAGGCCTGTTCCTGAAACTGTCCGCGCGTTCGTTACCGGCGTGAAGCCGAGCGCGGCAACGACCTGCGACGACGTGACGGTGCCGCCTTCGACTTTGAACCAATTTGCCGCATAGACGGTTGTCGAGGCGTTATCGACTAGCGCGATCAAGCTGTCGTCGACGCCAAACTCTATGCCGCCGACCGTGCCTGCGACTGTGACTTTGTAGAGAGCGCCTAATTGAGCGGTGCCGCCTCCCGGGAATGTTCCGGCCGAAGCGTCCCAATCGCCGACCAAGAAAACGCCATTTGCAAGTGACGAGGCGGCCGCAGCAGCGGCGGCGGCGGACGCGGCGGCGTCGTCGGCTGATGTGCTGGCTTCGCCCGCCTTTGTGGTCGCAGTCGCCGCGGACGCCACAGCCGTATCGCGTGCGGTCGTGGCTTCCGTTGCTTTCGTCGTCGCGGTCGCGGCGGCGGCCTCGGCGGCGACCTGGGCGACGACGGCGTCATCCATCGCCGAAATCGCGGCCAGCGTTGCGCCAGCGACCGCGCCGATTTCCCAATCGCTATGCGGATCGGTGTCGCCGTCGACGATCTGCTCGACGGTTATGATGAGGGCGCCAGTCTCTTTGTCGTAGGACGTGAGGCTGGCGATGGCCGCAAGGTCCGCGTTCGCCTGACGGCCGATGGCGAGCCATGACGATGCGATAAAACCGGCCCGTCGGTCCTCATCGATCACGAAGGTGCGCGACAAACCCTCGGCGAGTGCAACGCCGCTGCTCGACGTGGCCGTCATCCAGTCGCCGCCAAGCAGGGCCGCCATGCCCAACTCGGTGGCCGCAAGCGTGTCTTGCGCGGCCTCGGTGACTGGGCTGACCACTTCGGTGAGTTGCGAAAGCGCGAGCGCGATAAGCTGCTGGCGCGCTTCCTCGACAAGATTACGCGCACCTTCCAGGTCCGACACGCGGCGGTCGAACATATAGAAGATCGCTTCAAAGAACGCGCGCGGCTTGAACGAGCGATCAATCGCTTGTCGTTCAAACAGCGCGGCAATTTGATCGCGTTGGCTTGTCATGCGGTGCGCTTTTTAAGTCAGCGGTTTCGGGGTGAAAGCGAGCGGGTTAATCGCGCTCGCAAGTCTCGATGGCGTCGCCAAGTGCGTCTTTGAGCGCGGGGCTGACCGTGTAGGTCAGGCCAGGCTTGAACATTTGGCGGCGTGCCGTGGTGACTGCTTTGACCGTGATGCGATATTGCTCCACGGGTTCT